GGCTATAGGTCATGGCGTCCTCAGAGGCCGCCGGTAGCCATGAACTCGGCACGCGCATTCTATGCCTTCCCGCTCATGGGTCAATCTTCCTCTTCTTCGCGCTCTTCCCAGGCCTGGCAGGCGCGCAAGTCGTGGCAGACGAATTCGAGCTTCTCGCAGTAGCCGCGGAAGCCGGCCCCGATGTCCCAATCATTCCAGGGGATGCGGTCCATCTTGATCTGCGCGTCCTCGCTATTGTCGTAGTACTCGCAGTTCGAGCACCGCCTGCGCCTCGCATCTGCCTCGTTGACGTGCATGGCCTTGCCAAGCGCCACCCAATAGACCTTGTTCGCGCCGCGCTCGTTGCTGGGCTTCTCAGGCCCGAGCATCCAGTCGCGGATAGCGATGCGCGTGTTTTCGCGGTTCTCGCTGGCGGTGATAAAAGGCTCCTCGTCTGGGATGCCGCCGAAGATCATCATCTTGGGTGCCTTGGCGTAGTCCATCAGGTGATCTCCCGTCCGCTGACACGCAGCGTGAGCGCCGTGGCATTGCTGGCGATGGTTGAGATAAACGAGCCCGACTCCAGCGCCTGGCCCACCAGTTCCTGGCACAGATAGGTCTCACCCGGCACCACGGTGCGGTCGTCAATGACGAGGTTGGCGTTGCCGGCCGAGCCACCCGAGGTGACGAGGTTCACGCTGAACGTGCGGTTCACCGTGTCCGTGTTCGTCACCGTGGCCTTGTCGATGATGGCCCTGGCGTTGGTGGCGGTGTACTGCGTGGTTTGCGTGGCCTCCATCTGCTTGGGAGGAACGAGGACTTTGACGGTGACGGTCATTGGAACCCCTGGATGTTGTTGGACACGGTGACGATGATGGACGGGATGCCAGGATGCGGAGCAGTGGCGGGCACGGCCAGCAGTTCCACCGATAGGTCGCTCACCGAAAACATGATCTCGACGTAATCGCCGGCCTTGAGGCTGAAAAAGTAGTTCAGGGCCGAGAAAATCTCGGCGTTGTTGCCCTGTATTCTGATCTGACTGGCAGAGTCAGTGACGTCCACACCATTCTTGCGAAACCAGATGTAGAACTCGGCAGTTCCGCCAGCGGTCTTGTCAAGTTGGATGGACAGTTGCAGGTTGTAAATGCCGTCCGTATCCACGTTGATGCGCGACTGCGGGGAACCGCTCAGGAACACGCCGGATGACAGGTCCGTGGTGTTCAGCGTTACCTCGGTGGCCGTGTTGATCACCAGCGCCGTTTGCGTGGCAGTGCTGTAAAACGATCCATACCGAGAGCGCTTGAACTCACGCTCGGGCGGCGCCGTGGCCAGCAACTCAACCAACCCGCTCAACTGCGAAATAGCGTCCAGCGCCTGCTGCGCCTTGGCGTCAGCCTGGAACGCCACATCCTGCGCCAGCGTGGCCACAGCATCCAGCGCCTCAACGGCCTTCTGATCGGCATTTCCGGCATTGATCGTAAGGTCGGCCAGCGTGGTTGGGGCCAGATCACCAACTGTGGCAAACAGCCGCTCGAACTGCCTGATCTGCTCATGATCCGACAAGAACGACGCGAGTTGGTCTCGCGTGAGGTTCAGGCGTGACGAGGTGGCCATGTCAGTACATCGTCGGCTCTAGCCGCGCCTCAAGGCGGATGAACGACAGATGCGCGTCAGAGTCGCCCCGGAACCGCTGCATGCGGAAGTTACGCATCGCGCCCTGCCGGAACCAGACCAGGCGCTTCTTGGTGTTGCCGATGGTGCCTGCAGTGATGTACTTGTCCTGGCTCCAGCTCATGCCATCGAGCGAGTAACTGGTGCTGATCTGCGGGTTCTTGCCAAGCGCCACGCGGCCCGTGAGCGAGACGAGTTCGAGCTCATGGAAGATCACGCTCTTGGACTCGTTGTAGACGATGGCCGTCCCGAACTCCCAGCGCACCTGCTGACCCCAGTGCTCGCCGACCGTGCCGCTCAGGTAGCCGATGGCGCTCGACTGCGGGTCGCCAACCAGCCAGCGGTTGTAGGCCCAGACCAGATTGCGCGCACGGTACTGCGCGAAGCCCACGGTCGTGCTGGTCAGCGTGAACCAGATGAACTGCTTGACGGACTCGCTGGCCGACGCATCGAAGACCAGCGTGCGGTCCGGAAGATGCACATACAGGTGCTGGTGCGCCTTGTCGTTGCGGGCCTCCAGCTTGACCTGCGCCAGTTGCGCGTCGGTGTAGGTTGCTAGGATGCGGTCCACCTCATCGGTGCTGATCTTGGTGGCCGTGGCATTGGCACCCAGGTAGATGCCAGGCTCCTCGTTGCGGCCTTGACCAATGAACGCGATCTGTTCCTGGAAAACGCAGCATGCGAAGGTGCCAACGGCGCCCTTCTGAATCTGAGCGCCGTCAATACGTGCGAACGGGAACAGGTCGCCGCCAACGTTGTCGAACACCTCGATGGTGTGCGTGTTGATCGCGTAGACCTCGTTGCGCAGCTTGACCAGCGCCACCACAGGGTCGGGGTCGGCCTCGCTGGAGCCATACTTCAGCGGGTTCACGGCAAACGGGTTCGTCAACTCCGTGACCACCAGGAACTCGCCGTCGGTGGTCATCCAGTAGCCATCGACCCAGCACATATCGACCACCGTGCCGAGGTCGGGGTCGGTGTTCTGCGCAAGCACATTGGTGGCCGGATTCCAGAACCACAGGTTGCCGGCCGATGCGATGCCCAGCAGGTCGAAGCTGTAGTCCATCGTCACCAGTTGGCCATCGGTGCCCACGTCACCCAGGATGGTCACGGCTCCGGTGCTGCTGACCGTGACGAGCTTGCTGCCCATCACGCGGTAGACGATGCCATTCCACTCGATGCCGCCGCGATCCGTTCCAGGCCCGGTGCCGTTGGCCACAATGCCATCACCAGGCCGCAGGAAGGAGTCGCTGATGCCAGACGGCACGGGCGTCGGCACCATGTTCACCGGGTACGAGGTCCGAATGTCCGGCCCGTTGTCGGTGTAGATGCCTGAGAGGATGGGGATTTGCATGTCAGCAGTTCCAGGCCTTCAGCGCCAGCGCCTTGCGGGTAGGCTTGCCCTTCTCGTCCTTCATCGGCCCAGGCATGCCACCCATGCGGGCACAGAACGACTTGCGCCGTGCCGCGTCTTTCTCGTTCTTGGGGTTGGGTGCCGGCGGCTTCAGATTCATGCCCTGCGCCTTCGCAGACGCCCGCCCCTTGGCGTTCAGGCCACCCTTAGGGTTCTGGCCCTCCTTGCGGGTCCAGGCGGGCGTCTTGGCCATATCAACGCAGGCCCCGGCCAGAGATGATGTGGATCGACCCACCCCCAGCAGGCGCGATGTACGCCACCGTGCGCTCGGTCTTGCCCTTGCTGAGGCTGACCTGTGCGCTGGGTGGCAGCGGGAAATCGGCCGTGGTGGCAGTCTGGGAGCCCTCGCCCACGCGCACGTAGGTCAGCACGGTGGTGCTCAGGTTCGTGATGACCACGCCCTCGTCGGCCGTCGTGAGTGTGCTGGATGCAGAGGCCACGCCAGGAGAGACGACGACGCCCGTGCCGTAGGCTGGGCAGAAACTTTCGTAGGTTGACGACATGGTTTTGTCCTCGTTGATCAGGCGATGCGATACCAGGAGTTTGTGGCCTGGTAGAACCTCATGCGGAAGAAGTCCTCCGCAGCCAGTGTGCTTGGATCACCAAACGCAGCAGCGGCGCCGTTGAGCGCCAGCGTGAACGCCGTTACCTGCTGCGTGGTCGTGATCAGAATCTCGGTGCCATCGGGCGTCGAGGTGTTCAGCGGCAACGTGACAGTGCCAGTGGCCAGCGTGCCAGCGGGCTGGATCAGAATCCACTGCTGCTGGCTCACAGGCGTGGGCGCGGCGATGTTGAAGCCGGTGCCAGGCGTGTAGAGGTTCGTCGCCATCGTGGGCGATGCGAACTGCTGCTGGAAGAATGTCAGCAGCGCCGACATCGGAAGGCGGCGCGCGTCGCCCGTGTTCGGCGCGTACACCGCGAGTTGATCGCCGGCAGATGCCTGCGACAGCAGCGGCAGTTGATAGATGAGTGCCATGTGTGCCTCGTTGCGCGATGCGCGTCAGTTGAGTTCGAGCGGGCCGTCAGGGCCGACTTGCACCGGGTTGACAGGCGGCCGTAGGAACGGATTGTCGTACACGCGCCAGGGCTTGTTGCCAGCGCCTGCCGGCATCGTGCTGGGCATCTGCTGCTCCAGCGGGAACGTGGCACGCTGCAGCAGCGTGTCATAGCCCTGCTTGGCGGTGGCCATCGTCATCGGCATGACCTGCTTGCCATAGCTCGGCGCCAGGCGGATGCCCAGACTGCAGATGATCGCCTCGTAGGCCGAATCCGGCACGTTGGTCTCTTCGTCGATGCTGCCGTCCTGTGGGCTCGACGGAATCGGGTAGCCGAGCCGAATGCCCTTGCCGTTCCAGTCAGCAATCATGGCGTCCAGGCGGCGACGTGCAGACTCCAGCTGCTCGGGCTGCAGGTCGAACGTGTAGGACGCCAGGCCGATCTCCTCGAAGGCCGCCAGGATGAACTGCCGCTTGGTGTATCCCATCTGTTGCTCCGTCAGATCGGGTTCATGGCTTCGTTGATCTTGGCCATCAGCGTAGCATCAGACCAGCGCTTGTCAGCCTTGATGCCGAGGATTTGTGCCTGTTGCAGCATCTCTTCTCGATTCGGCGGCGCGTCGTCGGCAGGAACAGCGACGGTCTCTGGCTCGGCAGGCTCTGCGACCGGGATGACGTCATCTGCCATCTTGGCCTGCAGGCGTGCCAGCAGCTTCGAGACAGGCACCTTGCGCATCTGCATGGTGGTCAGTCCGTGCTTGAACGCACGCTCGCCGCACGCCACGATAGCGGCGCGGACGTTGGTGTGATAGCCCTGCGCCAGCATCTCGGCCAGCTCGTCGGCATCGTTCACCTGGGCGAAGCGATATGCACCGCCAGACGAGTGCCGATGCGGGCCTGGGCTACGGAAGACAAGCGCGGGGAACTGCTGAGTGGTCATTTCTTCTTTGCCGTCTTGGCTGATTCTCTGAAGGCCTCTGCTGTCGGTGCGCCCTTCGCGCCAGGCTTGCGCATGCGCTCAGGCGTCTTGCCCGCTGCCTTCTGCCGCTCGATGCGCTCGCGCTTGGCTGCGATGTTGGCGTACAGCCCAGCAGGCATCTTCATTTCATGCCCCGCTTGGGCGCTGGGCCAGGCCCCTTGCTCGGCTTGCCGGCCTTCTTGGCCGCAGTGCGTGCGGTGTTCAATGCCACGGCCACGGCCTGCTTCTGCGGCATGCCGGCCTTCATCTCCTTGGAGATGTTCTTCGACACGCTGGCTTTCGAGTAACCCTTGGTCAACGGCATGATGTGCTCCAGATGTGAAAACGCGGGCGGCGGCCGGGAACTCCCAACCCTTACCGCCCGCGATGCACTTGATCGCCTTCAGTATCAGATGCGATAGGTGGCGAAGGTGTTGGTCGCCGTCTTGTAGGTGCGGAACTGAGCGCTGGCGCTCACGGCAACGATGGCGGCGCCGTTGATGTTGTTGCCAGACGCAGCGTTGGTGATCGTCACGGTGTTGGCGCCAGTCGAAAGGTTGACCAGAACCCAGTCGAAGAAATCACCCACATCGAACTGGGCAGCCAGTTCCATGTCAGCACCGTTCGGCAGCAGCACGGCGATGGTCGCGCCAGTTGCCTGAGTGGTGGTGATGAGACCAGACATTACCTTTGCAGTCGTCAGCGTTGCGGCCGAGTTCTGCGTGGTGGGAGTGCCTTGGTAGTTCGAGCCGAACACCACCGGAGCGACGCCGATCTGATACTCCACCGAAGCCGCGCCAGCATTGATGATG